TCCTGAGTCAATGTCAACAACTGCTAGTGCGTCTGATCTTTCTTCGGCCACATTCATAAGATCTTTAGTAAGATTGGTGTGAAGTAGACCCGGCATTGATATAATATCAAAATCTATAAGATCTTTATCACTGACAACATTAAGGGCTCTTTTGACTGTCGCAGCAGCATAGTGAGTAGTTTCACTGTAACTGTTTGATAAACCATCAGCGATTGAGAATGGTTCTACTTTTGTTATATCCAATCCGTCAAAGCCACCAAAGAATGGTGCGTGGAATTGTTTCACACCGCCGGTAAGAATGTTTTCAGTTCCCCCAATTGTGTTTATAGATGTAACAGCGGTCTTAGCTACGTGCGATCCGTCTTCATAATAAAATTTATCTGTGTCTGTGGTGTCTTGTATGATATCATCCAGAGTAAATACAGAACCAGTCATCAAATAGAGACTACTAGTGTCACCATGACCGTCAAGGCCAAAAGGGATTGCTCTCGTCAAGTCTTTAAAATCTTCTGATTTTATCCAGTGTTTTTTACTAATATTGTCATTGTTAGACGCTTGCCTTACACCGAAAACATCATCTTTAGTATAGCTATCACCGTTATTGCTTTGCGCCGTTGTTAATTTAAATTCTGGGAAACCGGCGTACAATTTAATAGTAGTATAATCACAATCAAGTATATTCAAGATACCATCACCGTTACCAGATCCAGTGTGTCCCATGTCCCAGTTGGGCTGGCTTGCTACTTCTCCTGCTAGTGTAAAATCACCACCGCTAGTCGAGCCGGAGGCTATATAAATGTCTAAAGGCTTTTTTGGTAGGTGAAACCCGAATGGAAGCATTTTGTCATCTTGAATTCCTGCTTTCCAGTCGGTAGCCATATCAACTCTTACAAAATCTGACCTGTTTGGATACTCGCCCTTGAGTTCATATTTTTTTAGTGTAGAGTTCCATTCCTGATACTGGTCTCCAATTCTCTTACCAATAAAATCAGGACTACTCTCGTTTAGAGTCAGTCCGCTGTATGCTTCCACGGCAACGCCAAAGCCATCCACTATCGACACACTAAATGTCGAATCCGGGTTATTAGTGCTTCCTAACTTAAGATCGCTAATTTTTACACCATAGCTATTTTGAAAGTTTTCACCTTCATGAAGCGAACATAATCTAAATAGTTTGCTAGCATTGCCTTTTGAAAATGAAGCATAATCGGCAGGTGCTGGATTTCTGTTAATGAACCACCCTGTTTTAGAGGCCTTACTTTCCATTGAATTTTTTCCATATTGGAATGTGCTTCCGGAATAAAGAGGCAAAAGAAGTCCAAATTGTTGTCCGGCTGATGCTGATAGTGTTGTAAGTTCATCAATAGCACGATCATATGTTGCTCCCAGCCAGTACTTTTCTGTTCCTGCTGCTCCAAAATTAGTAGAATCTAATTTTTGAGGATTACAGTTTAAAACATTTCTAATATATCCGTCTTTTTTGGTTGGGTCCATATGAAATGTTTTTGTTGTTATGGAACCATGTGAAGAAGAAAATGCTATCGAAAACGTATTCTTTAAAGCCCCAGCCGTGTCATCTGATTCCACAAGAGTATTAATAATACCAGCAGTGTTTACCCCAACAGTCCCGTTATAGGTAGTGGTTACTGATGGGTGTACAACATCTCCCATTAGCCCAATAGATGAACCAGAAGTATAAATAACAGCGGCTAAAGACCCTGTTATTGTGTCGCTCTCGTGTAAACCGTCCGCCGCAGTAGAAGCAGAGGGAAAAATAAAGAATCCATAAGCAGCAGCTACAGAAGCGGCCTTCTTCGGAGCAACTTTGTGTTGTATATCCCACCCTGCTGCTATATAATCAGTTCCCTGACTAGTGGCATCTTTACCGAGAAGCCTAACAAATTTAACCGGCGCAGTTTCAGATGCTAGCCACGCTTGGGCTGCATACATTGCGTAAGTTGTGTGCTTTTGTCCGCCGTTTCTCCAAACATCTGCGGATTCCGCCCCTTTACCTGAAACGGGACTTCCAAAGACTTTATAAAAATCTTCTAAATTTGTAACCTTAACAGGTACGTTTGCCGGTCCCATTGGCGCTCTACCAATCAATAAAGCACCATCTTCATCTGGCTGGGCAATGCTTGTTTGGCTCTCGTCGATCTCAGCAACGGAAACGCCGGGTGATATAAAATCAAATCTTCTAGGCATTAATAATCTCCTTATATTTCTTATCTCAATCTAAATAGTATGTTTTAAGCTTAAAAACCCTATTCTTTAAAATCGAAGTCATCATTATTAGACCATGGTCTTTTGTCCCCAACGATCACCCTTTCTCTAATAATTCTAATCTCCGCTCTATTTTCACGAATGGAGTATTTTGGTTTAACCCTGTTAATGCCTTCTCCGATCAAATATCCTAAAACTTTTATTTGGATTTTAGTCTCGAACATCCTCTCTTCTTCACCAAGATTGTCAACATTTTTGTTTTCAGCAAAGTCTGGTTGTATGAACGCTTCGTATGACCATCCGTTATTCTCGAATACAAATGTGTTAATCTGCCCTGTCTTTGTTATAAAAGGTGTTACCAAATCATTCATCTGTTGTTGGTATTCAGATCGTAAAACAATTGTATACATCATTGTTACGTAAACGGGAATTGGTATTGTTAAGTATTCGTAAACAACTTTGTTATTGTTGCCCCTTCTGGTTTCGTCACCACTTTGTATTCTAGACGCATCAGCATTTGCAAAATTTCTTGTTTTATCTTGCTTTATTCTTCTTTTAACTGTTATAGTTCCGCCCTTATAATCAGGATTTTCAAACATGTGCGCTTGAAAGCTTCCTTTAAATGACGAGTCTTTGTTAATAGAATCTCTGTTGACGGTCATTAGAGGTAATTTTAACTTGCCTACGCTGTCACGTAAATCTTTGTTATTTTTGATTTGAAACGCTCTTTCGGTACCAAGCCATATCACGGGAGTTGGTTTAAAACCATCGTTTGTTATGGTTGATAGTCCTAAATTGTTTGCCCACTCATAAATACCGGTGTCGATATTCTCTATTGTTGATGGCTCTATTGGTGTTTCTTTAACTGGCATTGAATAATCCGTCTCTTGCTCTTATACATTCTGCTTTAATTTCAAAGCGATGCTCTGGTTGCCCAAATAATAATTTTGGCTCGATTAGCTTAACCACTTCATAATAAATATTTCCATATCTAACAAAATCGCCTTCTCTTACAAAGAGGTCTTGATCTTCGGTCAACCTTCGTCTATGAAAGTTAACAGTTATCTTTGTTACCTTATCAATTCCAAGACCTTGAGCAAATTGTGTTTCAACGCCTTGATATTCCACTAAGGCAAAGACTCTAACGGGCGGTAAGAAGGTTTTTTCGACTGCTTCACCATAAAGGGGATGGTAGTCAGTGTGTTCTATATCTAATGGAAAATATAGCACTTGTTGGCCGACTATACGCTCAATAATTTCGTCATTGACTTGCTTTACAAGGTTGCGCTCTTTCTCTCCCAAAAACATTGGGGGAGGTGGCTGATCTGGTTTTTTCCATTTATCATCTGACATCTAAATCACCCCACAAATATCTTAAGAGGAACATCTTGCATGATGCCTTTTGCGTTCTCGGTCATGTTCTTATCTGTTTCAATAAGCTTATCGTATGTCATCTCGGAAAGTATAGTTTTAAGCTCTTCTCTAAGATCTTTTTGTTCTGTTGCTGCCTGGCTCAATAAATCTGATGCGTTAAGAGTAACATTGTCTCCCGGAATTGGTATATTCCCACCGAATTTACCTCTAACCTGACCCAGGGTCTCTTTTGAGAGTGCCAAGGCAAATCTACGAATCCACTGTTTACCGATTGAATTGATATTTTCATATGGCAAGTTCTCAAATGGAAGTGTGTTCATGTTATTAATCCCACTTTGTCCGGATTCATAATCGTCTTCCCAGATATCCTGACCATTATCAACAGAAAATCTAAACCAAAATTTCTCTGGGGACGCTGTTTGTGGTGTTGGGTATATTCTTAACTGATTATTGACTATTTCATACGAATAATGTGATGTCCTTGTATATAAATGATCTTCATATTGCACTGCTTGTAATTTATTTTGCCAAACGGGTATGACATTGAAGGTACTATCATCAGAATATTGTCCGTAGCTGTGTCCGTCACCAGTGACATTCAATCCGCCGTAATATCCATAAAATCTCCACATCTGTCTGGGAGTGACATAATACACTTGTCTAATTTTGATTCTTTTGCCGCCTACCTTATCGTAATAAGGAAAACTAATGTTGTCAGTGTTTAAAGCCGAAGCCGAAACAATGTTTTGCAAATCGTAGTCTTGTTGGTTTGAGACACTATCGAACGAGGCAGAGTATATTGTCTTGTTACCGCCGACCATTGCTTCGGTTGCAAATGATTCTCCCAGTCTAAACGCGGTCTCAAATGAAAATTTAGGATATTTAAGTGCGACATTGGTTCCTTCTAAGGCATCACCTGACTTTATAGTGCCCTGATGATCAAAAGATCCCGTGCTTCCGCCAAGAGCGGAACCAAGCATATTTTTTGCTTGGTGGAGATTCAATAAATATGAATATTCCAAACAAGCTTCTTCGTAGTTGGCGTATACACTACCAGATGTAAGTTCAACATCGAGAATGTCTCCACCTAATTTTTTGTATGTATAGGCAACTTGTGCCACCGCCCCTGTGACAAAGTCAAGAGACCCCGTATATGCCCCAATAGGGCAGGCAGCAGCGACATCAGAATCCGTTGCTGCTGCTCCATTAAAAGATACACTACTTGGTAATGTTATAGCACTAGTTGTAGACGTAGGCGTTAAAGTAGGTAAAGCCATTCATGAACCCTCCATTCACTTGTAAATAGTTTCTCAAATACTAATAGGTCTATGATTTGTTTATGGCCTTTAT